ACCCTCTTCCATAACTACGGAGAAGACCGTATGCAGTGGATCAGAGACGCATATAACGCATTCTCCAACTTCGATCTCTCTTTGCCTACACCTGTAATGTCAGGCGTCAGAACGCCTATCAAACAGTTCTCAAGCTGTGTACTCATAGAGACGGCAGACAACCTAGGATCCATCAATGCAACCTCATCGGCGATTGTTAATTATGTTTCAAAAAAAGCTGGAATTGGTATTGGAGCTGGCTCTATTCGTGCCCTTGGTCAACCTATTCGTGGCGGTGATGCTACTCATACTGGCGTTATCCCTTTTTACAAGTTGCTGCAAGCTAGTGTTAAGTCTTGCAGTCAAGGCGGTGTCAGAGGTGGAGCGGCGACTCTATACTATCCTATCTGGCACCTCGAGATAGAAGACCTGCTAGTACTGAAGAACAATAAAGGTACAGAGGATAACAGAGTAAGACACTTAGACTACGGTGTGCAATTCAACAAGCTAATGTATGAGCGATTAGTGCAGGGTGGGGACATCACATTATTCTCTCCTAACGAAGTGCCCGACCTGTACGATGCTTTCTTCATGGACAATGATAGGTTCAGAGAGATATATGAGCGCGCGGAACGCTCTACTAAGATAGCCAAGAAGACGATCCCAGCCATTGACCTGTTCTCGTCGTTTCTACAAGAGAGAAAAGATACCGGCCGTATATATTTAATGAATGTGGATCACGCTAACTCTCACGGTGCGTTTATACCAGATTTGGCTCCCATTCGACAATCTAACCTGTGTTGCGAAATCAACCTCCCTACAAAGCCACTGCGCAGTGACGATGATGAGGACGGAGAGATCAGCTTGTGTACTCTTGCTGCAATCAATTGGGGTAACATTAAGAGTCCGCAAGACTTTGAGAAGCCAGCAAGGATCGCAGTTAGAGCTCTAGATGCACTACTTGATTATCAGGACTATCCAGTAAAGGCCGCAGAACGATCTACAATGAACCGTAGACCGCTTGGTGTTGGTATCATTAACTTCGCCTACTGGTTAGCTAAGCACGATACAAATTACACCAACCCAGATTTAGAGCTAGTAGACGAGTATGCCGAGGCATGGTCCTACTATCTGATCAAAGCATCTGCAGACTTAGCAGCTGAGAAGGGCGAGTGCCCAGCTACGAATGAGACAAAGTATGGTCAAGGCATCACGCCAAACATGACCTATAAGACCGACGTTAATGAGCTAGTGAAGCATCAAGAAAGAATGGATTGGAAGGGCTTGCGATCGCAGTTAAAAAAATCTGGTATCCGTAACAGTACACTGATGGCCTTGATGCCTTCTGAAACTTCTAGTCAGATAAGTAACGCTACGAACGGAGTAGAACCACCTCGAAGCTTCGTGTCAGTTAAGCAATCTAAAGATGGCATACTCAAGCAAGTAGTACCTGAATACCGCAGGTTAAAGAACAAGTACGAGCTGTTGTGGGATCAGAAGAGCCCAGAAGGTTACTTGAAGATAATGGCTGTCTTACAGAAGTATATCGATCAAGGTATCAGTGTCAATACATCTTACAATCCTCAACACTTTGATGAGGAGAAGATTCCTTTAAGTATAATGTTACAGCACTTGGTTATGTTTTACAAGTACGGTGGGAAGCAACTTTATTACTTCAACACTTATGATGGCGCAACCGACGAGATGGAACCACCAGCACATTCATATGCAGGCGAGCCTCTTCCGATCGAGGATGAGGAAGACTGCGATTCTTGTACGATATAATAAGGAGAAACAATGAGATCTGTTTTCGACACTAAAAAGGTCGACAATACTACACAGCCAATGTTCTTCGGAGCACCTGTTAATATTGCGAGATACGAAAACATCCGATACTCTACATTCGATAAGCTAACCGAGAAGCAACTAGGGTTCTTCTGGTTACCACAAGAAGTTGACATTGGAAAGGATAGCAAAGACTTTCGTGCGTTGTCCGATCACGAGCAACACATCTTTACCTCTAACTTAAAGAGACAGATACTACTCGACAGTGTGCAGGGACGAGCACCATCAGAAGCATTCTTACCAGTATGTTCATTGCCTGAGTTAGAGAACTGGCTAGTCACCTGGACATTCAGTGAAACCATACATTCTCGCTCCTACACTCACATTATTAGAAACATCTACAATAACCCGAGCGAAGTGTTTGACAACTTGTTAGATATCCAAGAGATCGTAGATTGTGCCAAAGAGATTAGCAAGTACTATGACGACCTAATTAGACAACCTACTAAGCAGAACTTGTGGATGGCACTCAATGCAGTTAATGCATTAGAGGGCATCAGATTCTATGTCTCATTTGCATGCAGCTGGGCTTTTGCAGAACTAAAGAAAATGGAAGGCAATGCCAAGATCATTAAGTTCATAGCAAGAGATGAGAACGTGCACCTAGCATCTACTCAACAGATGCTAAAACTGCTGGCGCGTGATGATAAAGAGTTTGCTGCGATAAAAGAAAAGAATGAACAAAATGTAATCGATCTATTTGATAGTGTAGTCCAACAAGAGAAGAAGTGGGCTGAGTACTTGTTTAAGGATGGGTCGATGATTGGACTCAATGCTCAACTCCTTGGTGATTACGTTGAGTGGATTGCAAGCAAAAGAATGTATGCACTGGGTTACAAATCACCGTACAAGGTTGAGCAGGCTAATCCGCTACCGTGGACTCAGAAGTGGATAAGTGGAGGGGACGTACAGGTAGCACCTCAAGAGACAGAGATTACGTCTTATATTGTAGGTGGAGTTAAAAAGGACGTTAATGAAGATACGTTCGCTGGAATGTCTTTATGAGTGCAACCGACACAGGTCTAGAGTGCAACGATTGTGGGGCAGAGTATGTTGTTAGCTACGATGAAGATCAATTTGGATTAGAAGAAGGTGAACCTTCTTTCTGCCCTTTCTGTGGTGCAGAGATAGACAATTTCTATATTAGTGAAGAGCTAGATTTCGAGGACGAATAATGACAAGCTGGACCTATGAGGGCCAGCCATTTACATCTGATATGATTGGTGAGTATTTTGGGTTCGTGTACCTGATAACAAATTTAGATAATGATAAAATGTACGTCGGTAAGAAATGGTTTTGGTCGACAAGAAAGTTACCACCGCTAAAAGGAAAGACTCGCAAACGTAAGGTTCAAAAAGAGTCGGACTGGCAAAAGTATTACGGCTCAAGTGATGAAGTGAAGTTGTTAGTAGAGCAACACGGAGAGAACAACTTCAAGCGGGAGATACTTCGCCTTTGCAAGACTAAGGGCGAATGCTCGTACTATGAGTTAGTAGAACAGGTTGACCGCAAAGTACTTTTGAGGGATAATTACTACAATGAGTTCATCGGTGTAAAGATACACAGTAAACATATATGAAAAAGATTATATTCTTCAGTGACTGGAAGCAGATGTACAAGCATCCAGTGCCGCGATGTGAGCCTTTCATAGAGGTACCGTTTAGTGAGCGACGTCTACATCAGGATGCTGATGCGTACGTGCAGATTAACATACAGCACTCTAAACACGTCAAGGAACCCTTCCGCGAACCTTTCTACAACTACATCACTCAGAGTCGCAAGCCATCCATAGTATTCGAGTCCGCAGTGTTTCGTCAGAATGTATCTAACAACTTCAAAGACAAATACTTTAGGTTTGGTTGGAATAGCTTTCTATGGAACGAGTCCGACTTTGGTCCTATGGGTAACAATCCCGATAGGTGGAACCGTATTCAAGAAGAACAGCAAATAGAGATACGTCCATGGAGAGAAAAGCCAGGTGAGTACATACTTGTAGTGCTACAGCATGTAATCGACACTAGCCTGATCCGGATGATTGAATCGTATGGCTCTTACTACAACTGGTTCTATAACTGCATTACGCGAATCCGTACACATACTGATCTCCCGATAGTAGTTCGACCTCATCCCAAGCACGGAATGTACAGCGAGTTCTTTGATGCATACAGAGTGCCGGAAGTGTTTGATATGTTCTCTGACGTATACTGGTCTCGCAATCAAGGATCCGATGGCTTAAACGGAGGCAAGTTTCTCGAGAAGGATCTAGAGCATGCGCATGCAGTAGTTGGCTGGACGTCTAACGCACTTACAGAAGCAGCGTGTTACG